CTGCAACCGCAGGATCTCCTGAAGCCGTGTCGTTGAAAATCATGCAACCTCTGGCCGTGATAGTACAAGTACCAAAAGTTAAATCAGCAAAATCCGTGAACGCTGTCGTTCCCGATGTAGTCGGAGCCACTTTAGTTAAAGTTCCTCCTTTTGCTGTGTAATTGGTTCCTGTCGCTTCTTGGCTAGTGCTATACGCTGTAGTAGAAGCACTCATAGTAGCTGAGCTAGTATATAAAGCCAGTTTAAACGTATTACCGTTTGTCGCAAAGTTATGTACCGCCGTCATCAATTGACTTTTAAAAGATGTACACATTGCTTGTGTTATTGCCATTATAGTCTCCTAATAATGTTAGCTAGGTCTTTTTGACCCTGTTTCTCTAATAAATTACATATCGTACACATGTGGTTATTAACCGCTTCTTGCATATAATACGCAATCACCTTTTTGCATGTTTCTTTAAAAACATGAGCTTGTTCCCTTATGGGTGCAGGGGCTTGGTCACTGATAGAAATTATTTTATCCGTGGCCATATCTGCCACTTCCTCTACCGTGTGCCCTCTGTTATCCGTTGTGGTAACACTGAGCTTTCCAACTTCTGTATCTGACTCAAATGAAAACATCAGTATTTTTCAGGCTCCACAATTCCTTCTTGTACTTGTCCGTCGTGCCTTCCCACTAATCCTATAGGAATAGCTTGTTGCTTTTCAACTTCTGACCACCTACAAATCTCTATTTCATTATTAATTGTGTAAGTAACAAAAGGATCTTCTAATCGATGATACCCATACAATTTTTCTTGAATGGGTATGTCAGCATCTAAAAGACCAGACGTCAAAGCCACTTGGACAATAATACCTGCATCCATACATTTAGCCAACCAAAATTCACAACAACCACGTCCTTGTTCCGCAAAATATAAATTTCCCTTATAAGTAAAATCGGCACCAAACATACTAATGCCACCGACGTTGTTCCATAGGGCGAAAGCAATCGCGTAAGAAATAGTATTATTAAAGTATCCGCAGTCTAAATCTGTGACTACTTCTTTTATCGGGTATTCAACTAAAGCAGGAACTCGTTGATCTAATTCACAGGTGTAAATAGGATAATCAGCAACGGGTAAAGTCTCCCTCATCATTACCGTCATGTTCCCCGCATCACCCGTATCAAAGAAACGACTAACGGGATCCAGCACAAATGCTCTATCCACTCTTTTTAAAACTCCGATCATGGCGTTAATGGCCCACACTTCATCAAACGTCTTACTGTGTGTAATCATTTTATGATAGTCCAACTGACTATTGCCCATAGCGATAATAGCTATGTTCTTACCTTCTAGCTCTGGTATTGGTTTCATGTGGTGGGAATGCGAACTTGGTCGTATCTGTATTGACTTTGAGTTCCTGCTCCTTCGGAGGTGTTGCGTAATCTAGCAAGGGCATCTTGGAAGCGTTGTTCAAAATTAGCCATTTCATTTGGATCTAATTTTAAGAATGTCGCGGCCTCTACCAAGGAACCGTAAAGTAAAGAATTGGTTGCATTGTCGGAAAGCCATGTGGTTCCGCTATCCCCAGCAGCCGTTAATGATGCAGGTCTATAAAAATAGTGTAGTTCAAAAGTATAAGTAGCATCGGGCGTCGGTGCCAAAATAAAACTGTCACTATCAAATTCGGCATAATATTTTGGACGTCCCGTGACCGATCCGGATGTTGTTGGTTTATAGGAACGCATGAAACTAACTTGTTTTAATAACAAAAAATAGTAAACATCACTGGATATGACGGCCAAACTAAAAGGCGCCAAAAAATCCGTTGGCATTCCCAAATAGGGAGTATCGGCTGATGCGGTTCCCGTTACATTTTTCTTAAAATTATCCAACCAAACATTTTTAAGAATCCGTTCTTCAGCCTGCTTGATTATGACATCAAGATTATTGACAAAAGTAGTCTCAGAACTATCTACATAATCCTGTATTGCTGTTTTTAATCCACTGTAAGTAAAACTCATTACACGGGTCCTGCTGTTGCTGTACTACCCCCACCAGTTACATCCCCTGTGGTTGCAGTACCGGTTGAAGTAAAGCTATATTCATTTGTGTCCACAACCGTTATTGTATACCCACTTGCACTTTCAAGCACGGCTGTTGTAACTCCATCAAAAGTCTTAGTTGATCTAAAACGCACGGTATCTCCTGTGGTCCTATTGTGTTTGAACTCAGTAACAGAGACTACTGTATTAGCACCGGCAGCTCCACTCCTGAATGGATTCAAAGGCAATAAGGCCTCTGCGGGTCCGACCGCGACAAAAGGACCACCTCCTCTGGCTCCAACTGTTCCTGTGCCTGCAACAGCAATAAATGTGTAAGTATCATCGTCTACTTTAGTTATGGAATAGCCATCAGGATCCTGTAGCGTTCCTGTGGTAAAACCGTCAAAAGCTTCTGTGTTTCTAAAACGTACTTCATTTCCTGTCGATTTACCATGGTCATCCTGAAACACTTTAATAACTGCACTGCCCTGAGTAGATAAAAGAGGGTTGTTGGTCAACATAGATACTGGTGCCGGTTCCGTGCGATCGGGTCTTGGATCCCTAACAGCTTGAGGATGAGCCCCAATTGGAGGAGGATCTAATTGAGGCTGTTTAATATCAAAACATTCTGGACAGGTCATAAAACCGTCCCACTGTTTTTTTAATTGCTTTAAGCGGTAGCGTTGTCCACACGTATCACAAATTGCCCATGTGAGTTTCCCCGCTGCAAAGGCCATATTAAATTACCAATCTTGGCGGTATGAATTTAGAACTTACAGAATCAATATCTTCAAAAGCTGCCCTATCAAATTCTTCGTCGTATATCTGTTTTAATAACTGTACTCTATCCGGCGCTCTTTTCATAGCCAAATAATAAGCCAATCCTGCCGTCATACACGGGAGAAACCTAAATACGGTTTCCATGTTATTGGTGTAATCCCCAGCGTCTTGCATTCTGGTCAAGGCATAATAATAAATTATATCCGTTGAATTTTCCGGAGTAGGATATAAATACAATCTCGGTGTTATATGCCGTTCTAAAAAGAACTGACTTGGTTTACTTTCAGTAGATTTATTGGGTGTGTATAAAAAATCAGATCGACTGATTCTTGTTAACTGATAATCAACACTATCACGTTGAATAACCGCAGAAGTTATATCAATAATATCCGTACCTAGATCCTCATAATTAGTTCCTTCGGTAACGGTAAAATTACTTTTGGTAATAAGCCATTGATTTAAACCCCGATTGCCCCATTCAGCAACTAAAAGGTTTAAGGAACGACGTGCAGTCTCTAAATCGTACCCGGTACGAAGTTCAAGACCGCAGCGTTCATAAGCTTCTTCTATAATCTCGTCTATACTAAGATCGAATGAAGTTGTCCCTGATGTAGCCATAATTTAATAACCACCGGGTTTAGGTTTTTTCTTACCTTTTTTAACTACACCGCCCTTCTTATAACTAAGGACATAACTGTCACTTTTGCTCCAGTCTATTCCTTCTCGTATGGCGTTTCTTCTGCGTGTTAATCCAGGCATTATTTTCTCCTAAAAATATTTAGTTATTTTTCTACGGCTTTCCATGACCTTTCCGCAGCCCACAGCAATTTTAGCTTTCACTGGTTTCTTTGGGGAAACTTTTGCTGTTTTTTTAGTCATTGCTCCTAGTTATGCGGTGCTTCGTAATATTTTAAGAATTCACCCCAAACCGTGTATTCATTACCTGCATCGGCTGTAGAGGGTATAACCAATAGGACATCACCCGTATAACCGGATGCCTCTGTGTTTATTAAACCACCTATATCACTGAAATCGAACGCATTGTCATACGATAAAGTTAAAAAAGTAACATCTGTCGTTGCATCCCAATTTAGGGAAGCCGGTGCATCAGGGGCTCCGCTTACGGTGTACCAAATTTTATTTAGTGCAACGTGCGTGCATGAGTTACCGTTTGTAGTCGATTTTTCAAGGGCAGAAACATCAACTAATGTTGTGCTACTACCACTCCCATCCGAATACACAGAGCAATACGTGACCAGTTTCTTATCAAAGTCGTACTGAATAGTTGGTCCTGTGACTGAATCAGCCATGTCTACCTCCTATTAAGCGTCAGCAAATGGTGTTACTAAAGTTCCTGAACCTAATAACTGTCCTGCTACATGATATTTAGCACTTGCCATTGCAGTGAAAACTACAATACTTCCTACTAATCCACCTTTAGTGGTGCCATTTTGAGTAAACGTATCATTAGCTGCGGCAGAAATAAAGCTCTTACCGGCTGCGCTGTCATCAAGACCAGTATACGATCCACCAACAAACTTGTCTGTACCATCAGTTGTAATATCCATATCTGTAGCAGCAGTTACTACTATAAAAGTGAATTGGGCACCTAAGTTAGCTAATTGGTTTGGATCTGTTTTATCTGTAGGTTCTGTAACCACAATACTAGGAAGTGTGAACACTCCGTCTGCATCATTACATAAAAGAGGCCTACCTGCGTGCAAAGCTACTGTAATTGTAGTATTAGCAGTTAAGCTGACAACAGAGTTATAACCTGCATTGATAAATCCAGCAAGGGATCTTACTGGACCTGAAAAAGTTGATTTAGCCATTTTATTCTCCTAACTAAAACTGTTATATCATCTTGGAGTAAGTCTGCCGAGTCAGTTGATACAACAAATTATCTCGGAACGATTTGAGTATATCAGAAAAAGTTTTAAAGGGAATAGAAATAAGGTGCCGGGTTGAGTAAGAAACCCCCGGCGGGGTTCCATAATTACGTATTAGCCTTATGCTCCAGGACTACCAAATACTGCACGGGGGTCAGACCACCCGAACGAGTATCTTTCGCGAGCTTTGTACCTAACATTACCTGTATCAAAATCAGCTTCCATCGAAGTTCTGATTGGTGAACGATCAAACATTTTGAATCCGTTCGGACAATCAGTCTTGATGAACCAAGCATCAGTATCTGTCAGATAATGATTAACTGTATAGCCTTCAGGGACGAGTCCCATGTTGCGTATAGCGTTAATATCATTATCAGCAGTGCTTACTCTGCCGGGTGATTCCAATATTCTATCAGACACGAACTGTAGCTCTTTAGGGATAATTAACTTAGTCCCTTGAAGTGCTACTTTTAAACCACGCTCGTCAGTGAAGGCAGCTATATCAATTAGTGCTTGTTCCAATGAAGTTTCGCTCAGGTCAGCAGATGTTGAAAGTTCATTCCGCAAGTTAGGACCGCCCACAGTGGGGTGGTCAGTTGCGCAAAGTTCTTTCGTATCACCGCCAGGGTAACTTGAATTGAAAGCTCTATTTAATACAGAAGCTCCTTTGATTTGCTTGGTGTTCGCCATACTTCTTGCAAGCGCTCTAGTATATCTTGCCGATAATCTATCGTACAAGTTATCTTCGACCGCTTCTTCTGTAATGCTGAATGCCAGCGCGACAGTTTCATGTGTGTAACGTGACGTGAAAGCCTCTTGGGCTTGGTCAAACGCTACGCCTGCTCCTTCTGACTTAACCGGTGCGGTATCAAAGCCTGTAAGCATTACTTCTTCCTCGAAAGCACGATCACTTGACTCAGTTTCAAAAATTTCTTCTGATTCCTTATCATATCTATCGTACTCAAGGCCGAATAATGCGTTCAAACCTGGAAGTAATTCTTTGACTAATTGGGCTCTAGTAATTGCCATTTATATTACTCCTTAT